AATTAATTATCATCCTTTTTTTTATAAAATTTTTCAAAAAAGTGTATCAATGCCCATATACAGTTATGGAAAGTATGCTTTAACCCCAATTCATCAGTAACATACTTTTTTAAGTTTTCATTCTAACCTTTTGGAAAATAAGTGCAGATTTCAACAAATTCTTTTCCACATTTGTTACATTTAACGTACCATTGATTTTCAAATTTAACGCCATCTAAACGCCTTATTTTGTATTCTCTCAGTTCTTTTTCATGAAAGGATTTATGTTTCATTATTCTTCACCTTCCTTTTTCTGTTCGTTATTCTGCAATTGTTGTAATAATTGGCGTTCTTTTTTCTTTGTATTCTCTTTATCTCGTCGGAATTCAATGGCTCTTATGCTTTCAATTTTCTGATTTAATATTTTTACTTCGCCCTTTAAATATTCTTTCAGGGCAAGGTTTTGTTCTGAACTGTTTTCTTCTATGCTTTCTTTGAATTGTTCGAGAGTCATTGTTTCACATCATCTGATTTAGCAGATAAGTCCCAATTTCTTGGAGGCTCTAACCATATTCTATTTCCTTCTTTGTTAAGATAATATGCCCTTCCAGTTGCACTATACCAAACCATCCAAGATTTATCTTTTTCCATTTCATTTATATGTTCATATAGTGCATCCCAGTCAATATCGGGTATATTTTTTATCCTATCATCAGGCATATAATTTAATTTTTTGTTCATTTCCACCACTCCTCTGGGAATTTTGGGCCTTCGTATCCTTCAAGGAACTTTGCGGCCATGTTGTCAGCGTAATAAGTTAATGATATTTCTTGATCGAAATCTGTTAATTGATAGCTATATTTTGAATAGCTTGGGTCATAGACGTACCAGTGCCAGCGAATGCAAAGTAATTCTAATTCGCTGATTGTTGGCTCCAATCGTTGCATTATCAGCATTGACTTCTCACCGTGCCCCATTGGGAAAGGATCCTTAAGAATATATGGCGGTTCATCATTTGGGTTGTAAGTTTCATTGTATTTTGGATTTTTGAAATATATTCCTGGCTTGCAAAAGTCGTGTCCTGTTGCAATTCTGCATACCTCCTTTTCTGAAAATAGCTTAAAATGCTTGTTTAGTTCGGTTAATATTTTGAACACGTTAAGACAGTGCTGACACCAACCGCCACGCACCGCCAAGTGTGTCCGAGTAGAAGCCGGCTGGGTGAAAGCATCTTTATTTTCAAGGTAATTTAAGACTGTTTTAGGATTATCGTAGAAAGTATTAACTAATTCATAGAATTTAATTCTGTTTTCTTCCATCTGTGTTTTTGAAATTTGCATATAGAATTTTATGATTTTCAAAAGTTAAAAAAGTATTTATTGAATAGATAAAATTAAAATATTTCCAAAGTCATCAACTGCATTTGGCTGTTTGCATTTTTTCCAAATTTCTTCAATTTCTTTTTCAGTTAAAAAATGTAAGGTTGAACCCCCACAGGATATAATTGGATTGATTATTGTTTCAGAATCAGGACAAATATCTTTTTCTGTTTTTTCTGGAATTGGTGACGGATAAGGGTATTTATCTGGCTTGTTTTCTTTTTCTTCGAGCTGTTTTTTTAAGGTTTCGATTTCTTTGATTTGTTCACGTATTATCTCTTGTAATTCCTCACGAGTATTTACGTGTAATTCCTGAGTTTCTTTCAGTCTTTTTTCTAAATTTTCATTTTCTTGGTTTTTTTCTTTGATTTCTCTTTTTTTCGTTTCAAGTATTGCTTCTGCACCTTGCCACCAATTCCTATATTGTTGGCTTTGTCTTGCAGTTTCTTCGTATTTTTCAGCTTTTTCAATGTATTCATTAAGTTTTTCAAGTTCGATTTCAACTTTTACCATTGCTTTCCCTCGTTTCAAGTTTTGTTTAATTCAATTCAAGATAAGTTTTAACGAATAAGAACCCCTGCCGACATTTTCGCAGTCGGTCGCGGTAAAAAAAATAACTTTTAAGAGTCTTTTTTAAAGTTTTGCTTTTTCAGGGGTACATATATTAAATTAGCCGGCATAAATGGATAATCGGGGTAATCCTGCCGGCTAAATGCTTACTTTATTGAACATTTTATTTTTTATTCGGTGTGTTTTTGTAGAATTTTATTGATTAATATTTTTCTAGTTTTCCAGCTATTTTCGATATTTCAATATGTTTGGATTCCTTCCAACGAAATCTTTCCTGCAAATTAGATTGCTCGGATAATTTCTGAACGGTTGAAATCCCCAAAAATTTAAAAGATAGGTATATTTAAGTTATATCAATCAAATGGGGTGGTTTTTGGTATGATATTTGGTATTTTGGCATAATATATTGGAGGTATGCTATGAGTCCCTTATTATTTTGCCCGTGCCAGCTCCCTTTTTAGTAAAGGGGTATGAGGGGGTATAAAATGAAAGAGCTGACACGGTTTGCAAAATTGGAAAGGGAGGGGTTATTTCATTTTTATCATTAATTTGGTTCCTTTGATTTCTTTTTCAAATGCTTTATCGTGGACGCTTGGGATTTCTTTCTGCAATTTTGAACGGTCGATAGTTCTTTTTATGTAGTCCTCGCCCACTTCGTTTTCGATTTTCTCAACAGTCCACAGTGCATTGTATTTTACATCGTCTGAAAGGGTTACTTTTGCAAGGTCGAAGTCTTTTGATTTGTAACCCATATCTTTCATAATTTCTAAAATATCAGTTCGGTATAATTCAATTTCTTTTTCAATTGTTGCTTTTGCTTCTTCTAATGATTTGATTCTACCAAGTTTTTCTTTAATCTCATCATCATAATGCTTCTCTAAAAGTTGGTCTGATTCCATTTCTAAACGTTCAGAAGTTGAAGGAAAATCCATTGTTTCACCGTTTTAAAAAGTTAAAGAATTAAATAAATTTCATGATTGCATTTTTTGGAATTGTTGTTTTGGTTGAAGGGTTAAGCACATCCTCAGTAAACACCATACATTTTGGTTTTTCTGAAAGGAATTGCATTAAGTGGAATAACTGTGCTTGTTCTTCTGCAACATTGATTTTTTTACAGAACCTGTTGAAGATTTTTGCAACTGCTGAATTACCACCTTTTTGGAATTGGGGTGCTGAGTAAGTACCGTCATCATTTACCCATCTTCTACAACCGCCGTAATATTCAACCACTTCATCTCCTGCATCGCTTTTAAATGTTATAACAATTGGGCATCTTTGGAACTTTGCACCTTTTTCGGTTGTTTCTATTTTGTCATTGAAAATTAAATCAACTTTTTCAACAACGGCATCCCCTTCGATTAAGATTCTTTGTTTTTTTGGTTTTTGTTCTTCTTCGGTTTTCGGTAAGTTTCTCCAGTCGATTGTATTGTTTTGTGTGTTTTGGGTTTCTTCGTTTTGATTTTCCATTTTTTTCACCGGTTTTTTCTCGTTTTCAATTGGTTTTGATTGATTTTCTTTGATTTCGTCTTTTTCTTCATTTTTCAAGTTAATTTCTTCTTCCATGATTTTGTCCTGGAATTCCTTTTCAACACCGTTATTTCTTGCATGTTCAAACATTGCACCGTCAAACTGCATAAGTCCGTTCATGCTTGTTACAACTTCATCGACTGCTTTTTTAACTTCGATTATGGATTTTGCTTTTCCTTTGTTTAGTAATGCTTGGAAAAGGCAATTTAATAGTTTTTTGTCTTTTTCTGTTAGTTCTGCCATTCTCATTCACCAATCATGTCTTTTATCAGCCGGTTTCTCTTTTCGTGTTCAGGCTCTGCAATCTGAGCTAGTAAGGATGGTTTGATAACTCCGCCGTATCGCATTGTTTTTTTGTTGAAGTTTACTGCCACAAGGTTTAATCTGCCGTTTTCAGCTTTTGAATAGTTTGTCATTCGTTTTCACCCTTTTCAGTTGAGACATGTTGTACATTTGCACTTTCGCAGATTGGACAGGTGAATTCTTGTCCGCAGTCGTTTGTTTCAATGTGTCCGCAGTCTAAGCAGTAGTGTTCCATTTTATTTCCCCTCGTTTTGTTTTAATCTTTTACACTTTTTTCTTTCTTTTTCATAGTATAAATAATTAACGGTTACAGTTGGGGAATCTATAAATCATGATGTTGTTGGTACTCACCAGTTCCAACTCTTTTGATTTTTCCCTGCTGTTCGAGTGATCTTAAGTGAACATCGATTAAGCTTGTGGAAAAATAGTCAAAATCATCCATTAAGGATATAATTATTGCTCTTCTTGTAATGCTGTGGGTTCTTGGAATTTGTTTGAGTACGTCTTTTTCTTGAGGTTTTCCTTTTTTCATTATAATCACCGATTGTTAGTTTTCTAAAGCATAGTATAAAAAAGTATTGGTATGAAAAAATTATTTTAAAAATTTCCTTTTGATTTCTTCGATTTCTTCTGCCGATTTTGTGCCATATTCGGTGTGATATTCGCATTTGGAACATGGGATTTTGAAGTTTAGTTCGCATTGTTCAGTGTCCCAGTTCCAGAATGAGCATTTGCTGTTTGAGTTTAGGAAGGCGAGGTTCATTGTTTCAACTCACAAAAATACATTTTGGGTATTTTTTCTTTTAGATTTCCGTTTAAAGTATTCTTCGCATATTGTTTTTGCATTTTGTCTGGGATATTCGTGTCTTTTACTTTCAATCTTTGACTGAGCAAGTTTTAACACGGCTTCTTTTAATGAATCCATTCTCAAACTCATCATCATTCTTGTTCTTTGGTTGTACATATTTTTGAATATTGTATGATTTCTGCGATTTAATCCTTTAATTTTCATGCTTTCACCCACCGATCAAAAGGTGTTTTCATTTCGTTATATTTTGCTTCGACTGCGTTCTTTGCCATTAGGCGGTATTTTTCAATTGTTTTTTCTGAGGGTATTTTTTGAAACCCTATGCAGAAATGAAATCTTGTGATATTTTGTCTAATTAATTCAGTAGTCCAGCTATTAATCATATCATCGTCACATAAGTGCAGTTTGATGAAATACATTACTTCATTTGTTATTTTTTCACGTATTTTATCATCGATTAAGCCATCTGTAACGACTTTGATTGTTAATGTTGCATGTTCTGCTTTTGCTGAGGTTGTTATCATTGTTTTTTCTCCATCATTTTTAAACGTCTGAATATCAACATGCAGGCTGTAGTATCCCACCTTGCATCGTGCAGTGCTTTCGATTCTTTGAAAATATGCGTTGAAAATTCAAGAACTTTCTCTTTTGGGATTTTCCAGTAGTCGAGTGCTTCTGTCAATCTGGGCCATTTTGGAGTTACTTCTTGCGTTAATGGGTCGACTCGTGAAAGGTTGCATTTTGGAGTCATTGCTTCCATCGTGCAGAATGTTTTTGGAGCGAATGTTCTGTTTAATTTTGAATATTCGGCCTTTAAAAAACTTAAATCAAAAGCAATGTTGTGCGAAACTAAAATCCGTTCAGATAGATCTCTTTTGATTTCTTTGAAATTATCTTCGAAAGTTTTTCCGTTTGAAAGTTCTTCAAGTGCTTCAACGGTTAAGTGATGGATGTTACTCGCACTCGTTGGCATTTCTTCGAGTTTGAAGTAGAAATTTTTAGCCTTTTCGATTTTCAGTTTCTCGTTCATCTGAATGTATGCTAATTGTGCGATTTTTCCGGGTTCAAATCCTGTGGTTTCAGTGTCTAGGATTATGTATTTTTCGCTCATTTTTTGATCACCTTAACTGGATTTTCAGATAAAATTATATTGTAATTTTCGAGATGTTCATCTTTTGCAGCATATTCATATCTTTGTAATTTGCTGCTGAAAATCACCAAATATTCAAAAAGATATTTATGTACTGAAATTAACAAAGTTTCTTTATCAATTGAACTTGAAGAACACGGCAAACAATTCGCAGCATAAAGTACTTTCATTAAATCATATTTTGGATAAATTGCTTGTTTTGCTTTTTCTTGATCTTTTTTAAGTTCAAAAAGGTAAATTCCAACTTCATTTAATGTTTCGAATGGCAAACTAGTATGTTCTTTTACATAATCGCTTTTTATTTCAAATAAAGCATTTACGTATTTATATAACTCTGAATTTTCCGGTTTTTGGTTCATCGATATCACCATTTGATATTAATTTTTTAAGTTTTGCTTTGATTTTTTCTTCAGGATATCCTTTTTCTGTGAAATTTTCGATAATTTCGATTTCAGAAATTAATCCATTTTTTTTAATTACTTTGAAAATATCTTTCTGTAGATTAGTATCTTCTTTTGAAATGCCTGAAACTTTATCCATATCAAATGAGCCTGTTTCAGCGTTATATGCTATCGATTTGTAAGATTCTTGTATCATGCCTATTGCTTCAACTACATCATCGACTTCAATCGTTCCGGATTTAAGCTTTGATTTAGCGATTTGTTCAGCAACTCTGATGAAAGCTTCTCCACTTCTTGGGTTAATGTGTGAACCTAAGAAACGCATTGTTTGATAGATGCTAAGTATTTTAGTGGTTGTTTCTGCATCTTCGTTTGGGTGCGGAATTCTTGGAGCCTGTGAACGTGCATAATAAATATACTTGTGTATGAATTCCTGCGTTATTTCAACGCCTGCAACTTCAACAACTGATTTATTATCATTAACGGTTTGATTGTAAGCATTAGCGTGCATTTCTAAGATGTGCCTCATTATTTTAGCATCTTTTTCTTTGTCCGGAAGGTCACGAATTACAAAAATCATATCGAAACGGCTTAACATCTGCGGTTTCATGTTGATTTGTTCCACAATGCTTAAATCTGGGTCGAACCGTCCAAACTTAGGATTGCATGCTGCAAGTATTGCGGTTCTTGTTGGCAGTTTTATGTGAATACTGGCTTTATCTACTGGGCCGTATTCGTTCTCCATAGGGGTTAATAGTACTTTCTGTGCTTCTGGATTAACTGCAAACTCATCGATACAGCATGATCCACCATCAGCTTTAGGGATTGGCCCGAGTGAAGCCCTCCAAGATTCGTCACCAAGTAATGACTGTGATTTTTGAACGGAAGCAATTAAACCAACTGCACTCGCTCCGGTCATGCTTGTTAAGGTGTTTCCTGGTATTTTTGAAATGGTGTTAAGCATTGTTGATTTTGCAACTCCAGGATCGGAAACGATTAAGATGTGGCTGTTTGCCCTTAGTGAGTCCTCACCGAGTTTTTTATTAACTCCTTTAATTTGCTGTAACAGTAAGGCTTTTTTAATATCATCATGGCCCATAATACGGCTGAAAAGCTGATTAGCGAAGAACTGTGCAACATCTTTATTTTCTGATTTTAATTGATTTACAACTTTTTTAATATCGTTTTCATCGTCTTCATTCATTTCAATTCTTGCAGCATTTTTTATTTCTTCAATTCCAATTGCTTTGATATATATGTCTTCAATCATTATTTTCTTATTTTTAGGCATTTTAATAGGGATCCCAGTTATTTTTATTGATCCGGAGCTGTAACCTTTTGAATTTTCGACTAAAACTCTTTTGGTTTTGGCCTGCCCTTCTGGGTCGGTCATTGTTGCTAATGGCTGTTGAACTTCCAACTCTTGAAAATCAACATATTCCGATTTATCTTTTTCAAGTCGCATTGTTGCAGCACATTTTTTACATATGGGGTCTAATTGCATTTCAAAGGGATTTTTAATATCTTTCTGTAATATTTCCCCGCATTGGTCGCAAATGTAATATCCTGTTTTCATTGCTGATTTTACGTCTGTTGCTGCAACTATTTCGGCTTCAAACTCAACAACTTTACCGATTTTATCTGATTTTATGTCTTCCAGTTTTAGCGGTTTTCCAAAGTTATTTTTATTAATGTGGTCGGGTAAATGCGTGAATTCAAAGTTTATTGTTTTTGGTTTTTCAGTTTTGATTGAATAGTATGCTTCAAGGTATGCTTCCTGCACTATTTCGAAAGCATCTTCTGGGGATTCTTCGATTAATTCCATTAATTGAATGCAGCCATGGTGGACTATCTCATCAAGTTGTATCTTTATTTTTGATGGCTCGGTTTCAGTCGGATAGTATCGTTTAATTACTTCTTTTGTTCCAAAATTCATTAAGTCATCTAAAGATATGCTGACGTCCAATTTTTCATCTATTATCTCATCTTGAAATTGTGACAGGAAGTAATCCTTAATACATAATCGAATATCATTACTGAATCGGTTTGAATATTGTGGCGTTTCATAATCTCCAATTTTGCAGATAATTTTAGTATCTTCATCGACAGTTATTTGGTTTAATTCAGTAAGTCTTAGCAGGATATTTTTAAGGTCGTGCCTTGTAAAATTCCTATCATACAGAAATTCTTTTATACTGTCTTTTGACATACTATTATCTGGGGATTTTTCCAATTCCGTTAGTACCAACTTCATACCAGTTTGTACTTTACTTGTTTTTGCCATTATGATCCCCTTTCACTTGATTTTGATTATTTTTTTAATTCATTGTTTTTAACTTCTTCAAGGAAAGGAATTAATTCATTAATAAGTTTGAATGCAGCAGGGTATCTATTTTCAATTGAAGGGGTTTTTTCAAGTACTTCTTGTGCTTTTTGTTTTAATATTATTGAATCGTCTAAAAGTGTCATTAACTCACCTGTTGTATTGATATATGTTTTTCCGTAATTATCCATTTAACCGGATACATATATATAGCTTTCCATTTAATCCAATTGATATTTGAAAAATCTGAAATTTTATAAGCCTATATAGAAATAATATACTCACTATTTTTAGAGTTCATATCGTAGAGTATTTGTTAAAAAAACGGCTATTTTTAGGGTATTTATAGAATACTCGTAGTATTGTATTCAAGATATATATAGCGAGTATTTTAGATTTACTCGTAGATATAGCGAGTATTTTAGATTTACTCGCAGTTATATGCTTAATTACAATATAGCGAGTATTTTAGATTTACTCGCAGTATAGTGTATAGATTAAGAAATAAAGAAAGATATGTATAGATATAAAGTGAGTAGTAAAAAAAAGGTGTTATGATATAATAATATATATTTTATATTTTTATTTATATACTTTAAATAATGTTTTTAATTTGTTCTTATTTTATGAACTAAAAAACTTGATAATATATAAAAACCACTAAAAACAAAACAGTATTATAGAAAAATCAAGGGATAACAATGACAGTTAGGGAGGCAATACTGGAACAATTTCAAACATATAAAATGCTTACTCCAGCTTACGCTTCCCACCTGACAGGCTACTCTCAAAGAACCTGCAACACTGAACTATTCAAGATGCACAGTGAATGTTTATTTGATCGTGAAATCTACGAGCATTACACTTTGTCTAAAAATGGTAGAACGTTACTTGAAAGTAAAGGTTGTGGAATTATTGAAACATAATTAAAACAGATATCAAACAAAATAGTAAAAAATGTTTGAGATTTAAAACAAAATATTTTAATGCCTTAAAAACTAAATTTAGGCATGTCTTTGTCGTTTTCTCCATCAATAGGAGTAAGCATTTCTATTTTCGTTTTTGATGCGGAAATTATCCCCCCAACAATATTTTTGAAAGCATTGTGCCACATTATCTTTTTTTCTTTAGGAGTTTCTTCAATTGTATTTAACATATCCATCCCCACCTTAATTATTTTATTCATGTTTTCAACAGTTTCAAGCATTTCTTTTTTAACTTCATCTTCACCTTTATCTTTTGAATATTCTTCTCTTATAGAAATAGCTTTATTTTCATTCTTTCTTTTTTTATACCATGCTGATATAGCCTGGACTGTAACTTCAACTTGATAATCTTTCTTTAGAAATTTTGCAATAGTTGCCCAAGTATCCCCCTGAGCACGTCTTATTAGGATATCCTCGCAAGCTTCTTCTGGAATTTTGCCCTTTTCTCCCATAAATATCACCTTTAAAAAATTTATTAAAAATTAACCCCTATAAGGAGTTATTGAACACCTACAATTATATCCCAAAGGAGGGACTAATTCAGGATGTTCTGAGGGTATGAATACTAATCCGTTTAGTTTTCTATGTGCTGGCCTTACCTGGTCGTCTTCAGCAGTTACATAAACAACAGGTTCATACCACATCGATTTAGCTCTGGCTAAATTGTAAGTTTTGGATAACTCTTGTCTTGCTCTTAACTGTAACCTGTCAGCAGTTAAACCCTTAGTAACTTCCTTAAGATTGTTTGTTATTGCTACTTCATCCAATCCTTTTCTTATTCCATCGTTTAATACATCGTTTAGCTGTGTTGTATAGCTTGAATAGTTATTTTTGAAAGTATCAACCCAAACTGTTTTTAAACGGTCGATTTCATCATAAGATACATTCGAATAGATCCCTTCTGCATTTAGGAAAGGTGCTACAAAGTCGCTAAAGAATGCATCTACTTCGGTCTGAGTGAAAGTATTTAACAATTCGTCAGAAATTCCAGTTCGGGGGTTAAAGTTATCTTCCAACCATTTTTTAAACGCATTGAAAGAGTCCCTACCAAAACGATCCCCTTTAATATCAATATTATCAAATAGTTTGGATAATGATTTTGCTTTTTTTTCAAGTTCAGCCCTTTTGGTTTCATCTGAAATATAGTCCAATCCTTTTCTTTTAGCATTTGCAGATTTTAAAAGGCTTTCAACTTCTTTTTCACTGATATCAATAGCTGATGCGAGGATTTCCCCGTTTTCATTTGATGGGAATATCCTATCGATAAGGCTTGAAAAGTCATATCCCCCAATAGATTCTGCTTCTTTTAATTCAGTAATAATTTTAGCTTTTTCTAGTAAATTTAATTCCCAATCAGGATCCGGATTTGTGAATTTTATCCAAATGCCTTCGTATTTTGGATCAATTTTGGTTAATTGTTCTGCAATCCATCTTTCAATTTCGTCTTGGTAGCCCTGAACAATCCTTAATATATTCCTATCAACCGTTCTACTGGTTGTTAATTCCTGCCCACTGGCTTGAATAGTGCTTATTGATGTACCAAGGCCCATAAAGATGGCACTTGTGTAATAATGAAGCATACTATTTATAAGATCGGTTGGAATGTCTTTTCCAATAGATAATACTTCCAATTTAACTTTATCAGGATCCCCTGGAATAACCACCCTAGTAAGGTTTTGCCAGTTTGATAAATAATTGCTTGCAGTTGTTGCACTCTTACCATCAGGGGTTATAACTGCAACGGTAGGTATAACTGCTTTTTGTGCCATCATAGGCATTACTTGAAGTGCAAGGATGTTCTTTTGATCGGCTAATTTTTTAATGGTATCATGAATAGGTATAGGATTTACGAACTTTGAAAGGTATTTTTCATCATATTTTACAAATTCTTCGTCCAGTTGGTTATGCAGTTCTTCTGGAGCTATATTTATTGTGACATTGGTTAAGCTGTCATTTTCCCACCATTTTGCTGCAATATTTCTCTGTTCAACATAACTTAAGAAATATTCAACACGGCCTAACTTTTCATTGAAGTGTGAACGTTCTTTTAAACTTGTTGCGGTTGCTGAAATTCGATTTAATTGCCATAAATAACATTTTCCAGTTAATATAAAATCTGAAAAGGCCAACTGTAAATCTTTAATATGTTTGTCGATTAAGTCGGATACTTCCTGTTTTACATTTTCTGGAACTTCACGCATTCCAGGGATTGAAGATACTACCGAATAAGGCGTAAATATTTCAGTGAATAGCTGTCTTATAGCCATGTTTACTGCAACATCTGCGGAAATAGCTATATTTGAATTTTGCCATATTGATACGTCTGAATTTGGAACCGCAGTACTACCATTTGCAGCCATGATGCTTTTAATATTCTTTAAACTAGATTCTACATCATTGTTTGTTAATGAAATCGTCTCTTGCTTCAATTTAATCACCTTGTAAAATGATAATTTTGATAATAATACTTATTGATTGCATGATTATATAACACTTTATCACCTTTTAACTAAAACAAGCTTTTAAACACAATCTTTTCATTTTGCAGTGGTTTTATTTGTGTTTCTAAAGCATCTTCTTCATCGATTTCGTAGGTTGAATTTATACTGCAATTGTAAACACTTGACACCACTGCATCTGCATGGTCGGGGCTTCTTTCCCCGAAATATACCACTTTATTTGAATTAACTTGGTGCTGTAATATCTGAAGCTTTAGCTTTTCCCAGATATCCCCATTTTGGTAAAATTCGATTTTACCTTTTTTCTTTTTAGAGGCATCTATAAGGGTTATTTCTTTTTGTCCTTCGACTAACTCTTGGAATACAGTCCATACATCAACTCTTTTGGATATTCTTTCTCCACCAAATTTCTGTATAAAATATTCACTGTTGAACTGGTCGAAACTCAATCTAACGTTTAATCGTTCCTGTAAAAATTTATAAAACTTTTCTAAACTGGTATAATCTACTCTATATCCCACAGTTGGCTCTAATATTATCAAATCTGAAACAATAACTTTCCCTTTTTCAAAATAAGAAATAGCTATTGCAGTTCTATCGTGGTTAATTGATAAATCCGTGTGAATATACAAAGTTTTATTAATATCTCTTTTTTGTTTAAAATTTAAAGATAGTTTGCCCTCTTTTTCATCATAAACCGGTTGCCAATTAAATAAACTTACTCCATCTTTTTTCCTTGCGTTTAATGCATCAAGGCTAATAAAGTAAGCGTTTAAATCTGGCGGTTCACATTCATACATTTTTTTAGCAAGGATTTCGTTTCTTTCATAATCATCTTTAAAATCTTCTTTAACTCTCCGGCTGTTTACTTCCCAAGTTTTCCCTTTAAAAGTGAATATATTATCTATTCCTTGATTTTCCATCATTATTTTATAGCCTACATCATCTAAAGGGTTGGGGGTTGGAAAACGATTCCAAGTAATGGCTACAACTTTTCCATTGTAGCCGAAACGAGTTTGAACGGAAGATTTAGCCTGATAAAACATCTTTTCAGCATTTTTAAAATTCTCATCGCTTATTTCATCGACAACTACACATTTTAAGTTTTTACCCTCGAAAGATGCAGATGTTGAGTTTCCAGAATGCACTGTAATAGCCGGCCCAACATCTAAAAAAGTCTTTGCTAATTGGATTGGTGCTTTTGAATTTCCTTTATTTTCCCCGATTCCAATGATATTAAATACTCTATTTTTTTTAAACCATACTTTAAATTCTTTGAAAAATACATTGTTTGCTAAATCAGCATTGGGGGCAATGTTCATCAAGTCAATTCTTTCAAAAGCAAGTGGATTAAATAGTATATCAATGATTTCATCGATTAAAAGGAGTGCGGACATGAAATCCTTACCGCCACCTTTTCCAATGCAGATGCAAGACATATAATTATCTTTCATTTGTTTTAAAACGTGCTTTTGTATAGGGGTTATCGTATCAATTCCCATTAATACCTCACATCGTTCTATAATGTCCATCGATTTAATCTTTTTAGCTACCAGTTCAAGGGATTTCTTCATATCTAAGTGGGTTTTACCTTTATGTTTAAATGTGGGCAGTTCAATTTCTAAAATCTCCATTAATTCTAAAAATTCTTCTTGGTTTTTCTCCCCAAATGCTTTATTTTGGATTGCTTGGTTTAATAAATCTCGGATATACATAAAAATCAACGTTTAATTTATTTTATCCTTTTTTCTGCTTTTATTGCTAATTTTAAAATGTTTTTTCTTTCTAAAGTTTTATTTATGGCTGGAGCAATAAACGGCCTATCACCGTATTCATGCTTACCAGAATATTTTATGTTGTTGTAAATTTTAATTAAGATTATTCTATCTCGTTTTACCTGTGCACGGCTTTGCGTGGCCTTAAACATGGTATTATTGAACACTAACCCCTTTAAATTTTTACCGAGCAGTATCTTTTTTTCTTTATATTTCTGAGTTAATGGTTTCCATTTTAATTTGGGTTTAGTGTATCCATATTTTACATTTTCATCAACGTTAGCCAAAACATCTAATTCAACTTCTTTTTCTAATGATTTTACGAACTTGTTTCGCCATGAATTATAGTTTTTACGAGCCATATTACTCCTCCAAAGAATAAAAATACTGCATCAATGATATTATTAGATATTAGGTTTAGGATTATCTCTTGCATTTCCGGACTGATTATAGTTGTTAGCCCAAATAACGCTATTATTGTCGTTATCTTCTTTTTTAATAGGTATTTCACTAGTTCTGACAACAGGATTTTCAAAGGTAGTTTGGGGTATTTCTTTTTCTGTTTGTTCTGTCTGTTTCGGTTTTTCTGGTTCTTCGATTGGTTCGGGTTCTTTTCTTGGTTCGTATCTTCCGAAGTTTCGGTTCGGATAATCAGGGATTTCCCGATTAAATGACTTAGAATTAAAATTCTTTCCACGGTTTTTAATAATAGCCCACGCAGAATCCCATACAAGAAAGAAATCGTCAGTATTTGCTACCAAGTAAGCAAATGACATCACCGCAATTAATAAAAATAAGTTAGCGTAAGATTCAGTAACTAATGCTATTATTGTCTGGATGAAAGCAATAATAACACATATTTTAATTTGTGCCCTTTTTTCAGGGCTGTCAGTGTTTTTTATTTCGTAATTTTCCATTTTTTTCACCTTAAACAATTACTAATTTTTTTCCCATTGCAGTCATTAATTTAACAACCGTTTCGAATGATGGATTATAATCCTCTTTATTTAAGAGCGTTGAGATAGTTTTTTGATCCACTTTTGCTAATTTAGACAAGGCGTATCCTGTTGAATTATCAGTATATCCATTCACAATTTCTTTTATTTGAGATATGTTTGTAATGATTGTACCTTTTTGTTGTATCGTTACATCTACTTGGCTATTATCCATTATATTCACCTGATATAACTTTGAAAATGATTGTATATATAGATTAGTGGGCGTTCGTCAAGTAAATGGTATATATAAGGTTAAATACATATTTCGTTAGGGAGTTTTCCCGAATATTAAAATGTTTTTTTAAAGCAGGTGAAAAAATGGCTGTTGAAATGGAAACAATCGCTGTAATCTTTTTCGTGTTAATGGGTTGCGGTGTAGGTAGCTTATTAATTGACAAAAAGATAAATTTTGCAAACAAAGTTCAGGAAATCTTCATGAAATTCGAAAAAATGGACAGGAAGAAAACCAACAAAACAGGGGAATAATTGATTCCCTGATTTCAGAAAATGCAAAATTAAACTATGAGCTTGGGAAAGCCCATGCTAAAAATGAAATTTTAGAAGGGCGGATTGATGAACTTTCAAAACGTCCTTAATACACCTTTTTAGGTGCTTTGATATGGCAACAAGAACAAAAATAATGTTACCAGTCCTTAATCCTACGACTGTCGATGGAACTCCGATAACAAAGGAATTCATTGAACGATATGGTCCAGGATTAAGAGGTAAGCCAGTAAATTTAGATCATAATTTCGATGAAAAGGAAAACGTAGTTTCAAATATCGCAATAGGTGAAGTTTCAGAGGTAATTATTACTGATGAAAGCAATATGTATGCGGAATTAGAAGTATTTTCCGACATATACTCTGCGATAAGGGATGAAATCAAAGGAAGTTCGTTTGAATGGAACCATAACCCTTCGGGAACGGATGGAGTTATGAAAGCCATTGCATTATGTAGGGTTTCCAATCCTAAAGTAGAATTTGCTCGTTCTAAGCCATTATATGAGATATTTGCAAGCGTTATGCCTGACTTAAAATCACAACAGAGTGATAATATGATTGACATTTCAAAATTAACAGATGAAGAAAAGAAAGAACTTGCAGTTGTATTAGCCCCGCAAGTTAAAGAAATCTTGGCTTCTGAAATGCCCCCAACTCCAGCGGAACCGCCAGTTGAACCACAAACTCCAGCGGAACCAACAGATGAAGTTTCAAACAAAGATGTGTTAGACGCAATAAATAAATTAACGTCTTCAATTGAAACGAACACAAAGGCAACAGAAGCAGTTAAAAAAGATGTAGAGATTTTGGCTTCATCAATGCCAAAAGGAAAAGGAGTACCCCCTGCCGGTAATGGTTCCGGTGGAGGAGAACAACAAAGAAGTGCAAATTTAGGGTTGTAAGGTGATTAAATGACAAACAGCGTAAGTTCACAAAATGCAACAACAACTTTGTATCCATTTAGATTCGTGAAACTAAGTTCTACAGGTTGGGCTTTTGCTACAAATTCGGAAGGCACTACAATCGATGTAGATGCAGTTACAATCCCAACAAGAACAATCATGACATCTGGATTACAAGTTGATGCAGAATGTTTAGGCGTTCTAAAAGTTGAAATAAAATCAGGAGAAACCTTTGCAATTGGTGATTTAGCAATTCCTTCAACTGATGGCGATGGAAAAGCAGTAAAAGACACTACAAATGGTTATAAAGTAACTTCTGTTCAAAGTGGATACATAAATGTAATTGTGGATGGCCCATTACACGTGGCTCCAGCAGCATAAGGTGATACAAAATGGCACTAGATAGTTACGATGCAGCACTAGTAGAAAAGGCAATGAAACCAGTCCTTGACGGTCAGATGTACCGTCTCAAAGGGGTAATGCCTAAAAAACCAATTAAAAAAGATACCGAAACCTACACACAAAATAGGTTTGAATTTGATTACAATGCAGCTAAAAAAGGACTTACTGAATTTGTTGAAGTTCCAATTGCAAAAACAAGTTCAACAGCAACTGTTTGGGATGTTCTATTAAAAGCTACAAGGGCAGAAAGGTTACTTTCAGATATCGATAAAAGGGATATTTGGGAAGGACTAGCTAAAATTGTTGCGAAATTCGAAAATACACAAATGATTTCAACGCTTACTTCTGGAAGTACTGCACACGCAGCAGAAGCAGCATGGGATAGTGAAAGTGCGACCTCTGCAACGATTGTAAACGATCTTAATGAGTTAGTTCCTATTATTCAGGAATATTCAGATGCACCATTAGCATTAATTGGCCCAACTACTGCAATTGCAAAACTGTACAAATCAAACGATTATGGTAACTCCCCTGCAAAATTGTTAAGTCCAAAAATCGACACGATAATTTCAAGCAGTTTGATTACTACAAAAGTTGCATTCCTTGTACCTAAAGATCCAACAATTGCATTCACAGGAGTTGCAGAAGAAGCAGACCAACACATGTGGAATCCTGATCCAAAAACTACAGTACTTGGATTTACAGAAGCAGTAATGCCTTTTGTAGCTGAGTCAAGTGCAGTTTACAGATTAACAGGGGTTTTATCCTAATTAAATTAATTGTGTGATAAAATGACAGCTCCAACTCAAGCAGAAGTTTTAACTCAAATGAAACGAAATTTGGGGCTTATTGTAGAAGATGAAGATACAGGCGAGATAACTGAAAATAATTTTTCAAGTTATGCCTTAGCTAAAGATAGTGCCCAAACTGCAATTGATACAAGCTTAATCAAAGATGATGTTAGAATCATTTCATATCTTGCATGTTATCATTTTACTTTACCCGAAGATTATGATAGTGATGCATTTGGAGAAGGATACATCAATCGCTGGTTAGCAAAATACAATAATGCAATTGCACAGCTGAAACAAGAACGAATTGATATTAATGATGAAGATGGGGCCTCAGAGTGGACAACTGGTATAGTATATGCATATACTCAAGATGAAATTGATGAAATGTATCCGCCAGTAAGATTGGGAGATTAATATGATTCGATATTCACAAATTTCAGCGATATTAACTGCAATTCATACAGAATTAGCAAATGCAAATATAACTGCTAAATCAAATTTCGATAATAGGATTAAGGATTCTAAAATTACAATACAATTCGATCCTGTTGAACGAAATGATAAGGATTTGGTGAACGTTAGGGCCTCAGTTTACTTTGATAAGATACAGCAAACTGAAACGTTCGATACATTAGTTGCGAATGTAGAAGTTGCGTTTAATAAGCATGGATTAATTCCAGATTTATATACCTTTGAAAGTGGAAATCTCACAATAGATTTCATACCAAGATTTGATTTAACACTTTAAAATAAAAAAATAAGGTGTAACAATGGCGATACCCTCATATAACAGGCCGGAACAAAGCACAACTTATGTATCCGGTATGCTTGTACTTCTTCAAGGTATAACCGTTACAGAAGTTTTGACCCCGGCTACAGGAGTAATCACATTAAGCCATCCCAATGGCGTTGTTGGTTCAGAAATCATTAAAAAAGCTGATGGAACAACACTAACGGAAGGTTCGGAATATACTGTAACAGGTTCAAAAGGATTCTTTGCAGACGACCAGATTGCTACAACTGAAACCGAAGCATTATCTGTAACATATACTTATGTCGAAAAAGTGTTAGGTGGAGCATCAGAAATGGCTTTATCAGACAGTTTCGATTCAGAAGAAAAAGCAATTGATTCATCATTTAGAAAGATTACGATTATTAGGGGTTCAAGTACAACCTTTAATTTTAATGATGTAGCATTTACTGGTGATATTTCACAGTTGGCCGCATTAACTGGTAGCGTTACAACTGGAACCGCATACAGTAGATTTAATTCGGGAATATCTAAAACAGTGACTTTAGTTGTCCAAGCTTTCGCACAAGAAGGGGAAGTTGCATATGGTACAGATGACCCTACTAGGGCATACATTATCGAAGATGCACGACCAACTGGCGTAGATATTACTATTTCAAGTGCAGATAAAACATTAAATATGAATGTACAGAAATACAGAATTGTAGATTATGCTTAAGCATAATTTAGTTAATTATCAAATTATTCATAATTTCTGAGTGAAAATATGGAAAATATACAAGACGGAATCAAAAATGTTTTCAAAAAGAAAGAAGAACAGACAAAACGAAATATCGAAAATCTGGAAAAATTAACACCTTTCTTTTCTGAATTTGAAATAAAAATAGCTGACTATGAATTAATTGCTACAATACCTCCAATATCAAAAGAAAAAGAGTTTATTGAAGATTTAAATAAACTAAACGCTTACGAACTGGCTAGGAAATGGTATAAATTATTATTTGGTTTTGATGAAACAATTATTGATGAATTACCTGTTTCTGCAATAGTGATACTTCGAAGGGCATATATTAAAGGTTATCAAAATCTATTAAAAGATAAATCCTTTCTATCTAAGCTGGGCATTGAGCAATGAAGCCGAAGAAATAGCTTGTGTATCAGCTTATCTTAAAATTAGTGCGAAGAAAACACTTAAAATGATGAATGAAGATATTGAAGACTTTTATATGACATTAGGACTCGCAAAAAGAAATCAAATAGATCAGTTAAAATTGCGAGGTTTGATAAAATGAAAAATAAAAAAATAGACGGAATCACTTGTATATTACTTTTAATAATATTAATATTTATCGGGGCTCCACTTTGGGCCGTATCCTTGACTTTCTTTGGAATTGGGGTATATAATAAATTTGTGAGTGAGAACAATGGCAAAGACACAGATAGCACAAGGAACGCTTAAACTGGAACTGGACGATAAGAAAGTTAAGAAAAATTTACAGAGTTTAGAGCAAATAAAATCAATGCTTGAAGTAGATAGCAATCTCGAAGATATTTCGAAAAAAATCGAAGGATTAAAAGACATTCAGAGCGAAGTCGATTTTCAAAGTAATATCGATTCTATTTTAAAGGACGTGGATGAACTAGAAAAAATCAGTTCTGAAATGGATATTGAAACTAATGTGGGCGAAGTTCGAAAACAAATTCAATCATTACAGTATTTCACTAGTGAAGGAAAGATTGAAGTCGATGATGCAGAGTTACAGACATTATTGAAAAATTTAGAAGATAAAAAAACAATTAAAGCCGAAGTAGATGTTGATGATACCGAATTTCAAACCTTAAAAAAACAAATGTCAGAAAAATTAACAATTAGTGCAGTAGTTACCGCCGCCGGTGCAGTTGCAGGCGAAGAAGTTGCACAATCGTTCAATGAAGTTTCAAAGTCATTACAGCAAAAAGGCTTTACAGAACAGCAAGCACAGCAATTAATCGCTAATGGTTTAGCAATGAACCTTAATATGCAGGAATTAGGGGAATTTGCGAAATATACTAATCAAGGTATGGTTGATTTGGTTACCTCCAGCGATGAAAATGCACAGAGAACACTTGCAGCATTCCAAGCCGCAGAAGATGCAGGAGCCGCAGGAGCCGATGATCTCGCCAGAATGTTACAGGCTTTAGACGATCAAGGATATACTCAAGACGAGCAATTATACTTTTTAAATGCAATGGTGGACCAAATCCAAAGGGGAAACACGGAAATAGCCGAAGCTATAAGGGAAAGAGTTCCAATGCTTGAAGCCGCAGGAATGGATCCTGCACAGTTTGGATCAATTCTTGAACAATCAAATCTTTCATCATCCGAAGATATATCAAGGATTGGTGATGCAATAGCAACACTGGCAAACAATGCACGGCTGAATAACAAAGATATAACCGAAGAATTAAGCAATATCCGAGATGCAACTATTGTATCTCCTGAACTAATCGCACAAGATCCAATGCTTCAAAAATATCCTGAAGAAATGAATGTTGTAGGGCTTGATGAATTAGTAAATAAAACCGGATTAACAGAAGACCAATTATTAGAACTTAATACCGTTTTAAAAGATGTAGATTTTACTAAACGGTTTGATGAATCAACAGATTCTTTAGATGAACTCGTAACGATTCAAGATGAACAAAACAGTTATTTAAAAGAAATTAAAGATTCAGTTCTAACTATTGCCGCAGAAAGAGGACTGCTTAAAAATGCAGGGGATATCTTAGCGGGGGCGGGTGGAGCATTAACCTTTGCAGGGGATAAAATAGATACTGCATTAACTGCGGCTGGAAGTTATGCACTTGGAAAAACAGGATTAAAAGGACTTACCGAAGGGCTGGCTAATTTGTTACCCAAAGCCGCACCAACTACAACCGGTGCAGCAGGCGAAGCAGTTGCAACACGTGCAGGACTGGGAACTGCTGCAAGAACCGCAGGGCAATTAGCAGGAAAGGCAGCATTACCCTTAGCAATTCTTACGACGGGTATCGAATTAGAATTTTTAATCGATGAAAAACAGGCAGAACTTGCAGGGCGTGAACCAATCGAATATGCAGCAGGAGGAATCGAACAGGCTACAATCGATGTTCTTAACCCTGAAATGGAAAAAACAGCAGGATCAATTGAAGATGCCTTATCATTGCAGGATTCCGCTTATGATATAGGGCAGGCTACAATCAAAGAATATCTTGATGGGATAGGTGCAGGATTATCGAAATATGCTTCAACTACTTCGACAGGGGGGGGAAGTGCAGCAGGATTTGCCGCACGAGAACAAGCCATTGCTGAAGGAAAAATTACTTCGATAACCTACAATGATAATAGTACTTACGAAGTTTCAAAAAAGATGGATATTGTAGATGCAACTAAAGCTAAAAAAGATACATTAAGCGGATTATATTCTGGTGATTTCTAATGACTCAAACGTATAAACCTTACTGGATTGAAAACGTTGAAAAATTATGGTCGAAAATGTCATTTGCAGGTGCAGGAACTTATGGCGTGTACGTGAAAGTAGCAAGTGGACAGACTCCTTCAATAGATAATACTTTTATATTGGGGGATGAATTTTCAGGAACAGCCCTTGATTCTACAAAATGGGATACAGCAGGAAGCGGGTCGGTAACTGTTGCAGACGGACGATGCTATATGGTAGGTGAGAATAACTCGCAATGGAGAAGTATATTAACAAAATCGAATACTTATGATGATTTTAGGATATTATCAAAAGGAAAGATTCAGACTGTATCAGGTGAAGATGGACGAACAGTAATATGGCTGATGACTGATGGATCATATACTGCATACGCCCTTGATGGAGTCGGGGGATGGATACAGGATAGAGATAATAATATCCAAATTAGGGAGACTTCTTCAATACTACAAACTTCATCGGTTACAGTTTCCAAAGACGTGGATTACGAAATCGAATTTAAGAAAGTTGGAACTTCTTATGAATTTAACACAGATTTAGGTGATATATCTGCTACTTCATCAGCTTATTCAAGTGGATACTTAGGAATCGCAATGTCCGAAGGAAAATGTGCAATAGATTACATAGTAATCGCAAAAGCAGTAGAAACAGAACCAACAGTTTCAGAACCAACTATTATTGATGAAAACACTTTGAAATATACAATAACAACTTATGGAGCATTGACGGATTATCAGATTGATTTTACGATTCCTTATGGTTTCATTTCAAGCACTTCCGAAAGCATACAAGTATATTTCGATGAAACTCCTCCAGTCGTGATATGGGAAGATAGTACTGAATATGCAAGTAGTTCGAGTCCAGAAATACCAATTACAAGAAAAATATATGCCGAAGTAACAGATGAATCAGCAATCCCAACAATTACACTTCAAAAGAACAGCGAAACCCCAATTACAATGACGAAAGTAACGGGTTCGCTTAATGTATATGAAGCAACTGTTGATATCGATATTGGTTACAATTACCTTCAAATCTATGCCGAAGATGAATGGGGAAATTCAACAACATCAACGACAAAAACAGTAATTGGAATTGGTTTGGCTGATGACAGGCCAACTGTAACGCTTGTTGGAACTTATCCTAGCACAACAACAGAAAACAGCCTTACCGTTACTGCAACAGTTGAAACGGATGATTTCCAGTACGCTAAAATCATTAACCTAAGCGTTGCAGGGGCTTACGAAATGACTGCAACAGCCAACCCTAATGAATACAGCGGAACTGTACCGCTTGTTTATGGGGATAACCTAATCCGCATCGAAGCTATGGGGCCGGAAGGTTGGTATGGCTTTTCAACTACGATTTCAGTTACAAAATTAAATGCAGATTCAACAATAACCTTAATTTCGGATAGCGAAGGGCTTATGCAAAATTATACATTAATCGTTTCCGCAACTGACGATGAAGGAATAAGTTCTGTTTCAGCGAATTATAATGGAATAGATTACCAAATGACTTCAATTGGAAGTAATCAATATTCGGCACAAATAATGCTTACCGCATATTCAAATACGATTTCAGTAACCGCAACAGATAATTTAGGGGCCACAACTTCCGAAAGTTTTACAGTTACGTTATTAAATTATGTATTTGAAAGAACAACGGATAGTTTGATTACATACCAAAGAAAAAATACAATAACTGCAAGATATTCAGGTGTTTATGATGCATCAGCGATAACATTGCAAATAAATGGGATTTCGCAAACACTTACAAATTTAGAGGATATTTACAGCGGAACAATTTATTTAAATCCAGGTTTAAACATTGCACTCTGGACAATTATTGATACAAACGGAAACGTTTTAAATGTTATTGATACGATTAATTTTGATACATTTAGCCCAGTAATATGTTTTGAAAATGCGGATGGTGATGAATTAACATTTTCATCAAATCGAAATGCAGAATATATTATTAATTCGATATCGGGAATTAATGCAGTAAAAACAAAATATTCAACCGTTCAATCATTAGGCCAGCAAGGCGTAACTGTAACTGGAAAAAATGAAGAACAGCTCGATTTTACAATGAATTTAGTTTTATCAACTGAAAATAGTGAAAATACAATGAAGACATTAGTTGATAATTGTAAAAAAGTATTTAACCCTAATTATGGCCAAGGAAAACTTATATACATCGATTCAGAGAGTAATATATATGAATTACCTTGTTACGTACGAATCCCTAAGAAATCAAATGAACCTACTGATAAAACCGAATATACTCGACTATTTAATGTTGAATTAATCGCACCAAATCCTTATTGGAATTTAATACCTACAACTCAGACCACGTTAGGGGATGTTGTGCCGTTGTTTTCGTTCCCTTTCACACTTCCGGATGTTGAATTCGGAACAAGATTATCAAGCGTAACTATAAATAATGATAGCGATGCAGATCTTCCAGTTTTAGTTAGATTTTATGGCCCTGCAACAGATGCAACTGTTTCAAATGACACTTACGGAGAAACTTTAAAATTAGACAGGGCTTTAACTCAGTTTGAATATCTTGAATTTAACACTGATTTATTAAATGTTTACGCTAAAATAGTTAATTTAGTGACTGGAGTCGAAACTGATGCATTTAACTACTTAGATATAAATAACATGGATATGATAAAATTATACATTGGAAATAATATAATATCATTTTCTACGACGGATTCAGATGAAAGTGCAAAGGTTGAAATCGAATATAATAAAAAGTATAATATGGTGGAATAATGGTTCAGACGGAATTCTCAGGATTTTTTGATACTTCGGAAACTACAACTAGAAAATATTCGGCTAGTGATTGGACTAATTTGTTAGCCACACTAATTACAAGCGGTTTAATGACAACCGAAGGTACACACATGGAAGTAACCGCAGATGGTTCAGGAATGACTGTATCTGTTAATGTTGATTCTACTTCAGGAGTAGGTAGGGCGGCAATTGAAGGAAGATGGTATCAATTAACTTCTCCCCAATCTTTAACAATTGCAGATGCAGATGCAACAAATGATAGGATTGATAGGGTAGTTTTAAGGTTAAACAAGGTTTCAACGGAAGACAGCCCTATAAAATTAACAGTTATAACTGGAACTCCTGCGGCTTCACCAGTTGCCCCCGATATTGTTAGAACAGGTAATATTTATGATTTATCTTTAGCTCAAGTTTATGTTACAGCCGGCGTTTCAGTAATCGCCGCTGATAAAATTACTGATGAAAGAAGCGATACTTCCGTTTGTGGCCCGTATTATGCTGCAAATCAGGATGCTCAAATTGGATCATTAATTGCACGATATAATTCAATGGTTGCAAACAATTCAAAGTTAATTGCGAAAACAACAGGGGTAATTAATACAACTTACGATGAAAAAATATACTTTTCAATCCCTACCGGAACCGTAACCGTTGAAATTAGGGTATTTGGTAGAAAACCAAGTGCAACAGTACAAACACACTCACACGGAACACATAACCATACATATTATTATACCTATTATTATGACACAGGAAATGCAGTACAAGCCTCAACATCAGCTACTGAGGTAGGTTCTGGAGTTGTAACTGCACCTGCTGCATTTCCAAATGGATTAACATTACGCGTTAATGGAACGGATACACATGGCCCATATGGTACCGGCATTGAAGATACTGATTCTGACTGGATAGATATAACCTCTGAGATAACTATTGGAGGGGCTAATTATTTAGACTTTTTAGCTGCCACAGCAGGATGTGTGGCCGACATTGAAATAAGATATGTATAATTGAGTGATAATCATGGAAAGATATTCACTTCCTTCAATTTCAATTTTTAATCGAGATATGGACCTTTTGAACGTTATTAAGAATCTTACTAGCTTAACGCTTACAAAAAACTTTTTCTATCCTGGAACTTTTGGTTTTGAACTGCCTTTTAATTCAACTATTCTTTCACAACTTGAAGATGATGATAACTTTGTAGTTTTTGATGATGGAAATATTGGTTTGATTAATGATTTAAAAGACAGTGAAAAACAGCAGGACGGAATAAAAGAACAGTTTACAATACAAGGAAATCTTGGATTGTCGTTACTTAATAGTAGAACTGTTTTTCCAACTACTGGAAACGAATATGATGCAATAACAGATAATGTTGAAACTGTAATGAAGCATTATGTGGCAAACTGTATAACTGCACCAACTGACGCAAATAGAACCATTTCTAACTTTGAAATTGAAATAGATAAAAGTTTAGGCGATGAAATATATTATCAAATGCGTTATGAAAATCTTTCAGAAATAAACAACCTTGCATACGCTTATTCGTTAGGGCATAACATCTATTTTGATAAGATTAGTAAGAAATTAAAATATGATGTCTTTTCAGGAACGGACAGGAGTGTAAGCCAGAGCGTAAACGAAAGGGTTATATTTTCTAAAGATTTTGGCAATGTTTCAGAACAAGGTTATGCAGTTTCAAAGAAGAACTATAAGAATTATGGCATCATTGGCGGTTCAGGGGATGGTGTTGATAGAATAATTGATGAAGTAGGAACCGCAACAGGCTGGAATCGAAAAGAGATATTTATCGATGCTTCTTCTTACGATTCAGACAAGCTTGAAGATTACGGAACCGAGCAGTTAACCAAATATGAAAAGGCGATATCTTTGCCAGTTTCTATTAGGTCAATAAAAGGCACTGCTACAGAATATAGGGTTAAATGGAATTTAGGGGATATTGTAACAATCAATTCAAAAAAATATAACAAACAGCTTGATTTACGAGTTTCAGAAGTAACTGAAAATTATAGCTCAAATGGTTTTGAATTAAACGCAGTATTTGGAGATCCTGAACCCACACTTTCAGATGCATTGAAAAGAAAATTCGAAGAATTCGAGCAGTTAAAAACTGCATAACTCTGAGGTGGACTCATGCCCGAACAACTAAAAGCCATTAATAATGTAAGCATTGCAAATGTAACTGTAACTTATGACGCATTTCTTAATTCAATAGGAAAATTATTCACAATTGGAGAAAGAAAAACCATTGCAGCAGATACTTCAATATATCTTTCCTGTCAGACTGGTTCAAAATATGCAACAATTAGAACCGCAGAGTTAAATTCAATAATTGGAAATATTTATATGGATTTCTTTGAAGATGCAACAATCACCGCTGAAACAGGAACTGCATTAAACATTGTAAATCAAAATAGAAATAGCACTCAGACTATCGAAGCAGTAGGGCTATATAATCCAACGGTAACCGATGAAGGAACATTATTGCATCAATTATTAATTGGTGGGGGATCCGGTGGCCCAACTTCGCAAGGATTTTCAAATACTACTCAAAGGGGCTGGAAATTAAAACCAAATACGGTTTATCTTTTAAAAATAACTAATCCCAGTACTTCAACCCCTGCGAATGTAGGTTATGATATAACGCTGAATGAGGATGATATCAGTTTAATTAATTAATAATTATTTTTTTAATAATGCGATATATTTATCACCTTTTTTAAATCCTGTAAACTTCAATCTTCCAGATTCTCCGGTCGTGAAGCGTGTTAATGTTGTTTTCTGTCAGTCTTTTGCCGGCTTTGATTGTCGTTCCGGCAATGTTTTCCGCCGATCTGATTCCAGGTTTTAATTCGTCAGTCTGCACGGTTTTTGTTAGTATCCTTGCGATTATTCCCATTTTATCGCCCCTTTTGTGCATTGTACGGCCTGTAGAATGCATCAAATACTTTTTTGTTATCCATTTCTATCGCCCTGTAAAATGTTTTTCATTTTCGTCAATGCTGAAAGGAAGCCAAGGTTTAAACGGCTTCTTTTCGTTTTCTACTTCACATTTCACGTGAAGAAAGATGTCTTCTACTGTTTGCCTGTGTTGGTTCATTGTTTCACTTTTTCATCTTCAGAAGTTACCCATACAAAACATTTGCAATTAGTATTCCTTGGAATTTCAATTCTCCTTCTTCTTGCTTTATTATCCCATATCCTTTTTCGAATATCTTGTTTTTTTTCTTCAGTTAATTATCTATCGCATTTTGGGCATACGTATGAATCCCCATTATAATGCCAATTATCAGTATTTTCATAATATTTGTGACATGAAGGACATTGTTCACACCCTAATTCAATTGCTAATCTTTCAACAGCAATTCTATTATCAATTGTTTTTTGGATTTTTTCGTCCCATTTTTCCTCATTTTCAGGGTTTTCGTCTGCAACTGCTAATGTAGTGATCATGTCTTCGAGTTCTTTTGCGTTTTGGTATAATTTGTTAATTTGTTCAAGTTTTGCGTTCATAATTAATCTCCTCGTTTTACTTCTAAGAATACATCTATTATCATACTATATATAGTTTACTAACATAACTATAAATACCATAATAACAAATAAAATTAAATATCAAAGAGAGGTACGAAAAATGGAAAATGAAGCGACTGAAAAAACAAATGAAAAGAAAAAAATGGTGCAGTTGGGCATCAGGTGCAACACTGCAACAGCCCACGAGTACAAAAGATTAAGAGCCGAAGAATGCAAAAATTTAAAACCTGGAGTTTCAAAGGACGATATTTTCATGGCAAAACTCCTGGAATGCTACAAAATCATTAAGAAAATAGGTGAAAACGAATGAACCAATTGCAATCAGGAGCAATGCCTGAGAAAGTAACATTCAAATCGACAGGGCAGATGTACTGGAAAGAAGCAACGGACAACAAAAACAACACATTTAGAAAAGTTGATCCGGCAGATGAACGGTTTTCAATGCTTGAAAGATATTCAAAAAGACGGCTTAATCCAGGAGAACTGTTAATCAAAATCGTTCAAAAAGAGATGCCTGAAAATAGTTTTGTCCGGTCGGTTCGAGATGTTTCGTTCATTGACGGCTGGTGTGGAATAACTTGGTATGAAGAAAAGGTGATTTAAATGGGTAAAATTATTAAATTAGATAGGGACTGTGAATTCCCAACTTGTGATTATTGCCATAATTTGGAGGACTGCCCTTATAATCACAATTGGAAAATTTGTGGTGCTGAAAAACTCGAAGATACGTTTGATTTTTTTGATATTGTAAAATGCGAGGATTGGATAGGATTATTCAAATGGAATGAATATATAAAAGAAAATCCATTAGAGTCGATGATAGAAATGTTTGAAGATGAAATGGCTTGTGAAGATGAATTATTTGACAACGAAAGGCTAACTTCTGAAATACATAAGAAAATAGATAATGCAATTAAACAATGTAAAACCAATGAAGAAGTTATTGAAACAGTTGAATATTGGTTTAAATATCATTTAGTGCCTTTTGAATATTCAGTATACCATTATGAACTTGTCGGTGGAGATTGTTAATGTGCAACCTAACATACAACGGCAAACAAGAAAAATACAGCAATGTAAAAATTGTTGTACTGCCAAGAAAAGTGCGGATAATTGGAAAGCATTCCGCACTTATCTGCGAAATCCCAACAAAACGCTTCAAAATGGGAGAAGAAATAAAAGAAAAGATTGAATATTTTGCCAGTTTTCTTGAAATTGTTGATTTGAATAGTTTTTTGAGGGCAAGAAATAAGATTGGACGGTGAAAAACAATGAAAGGACTTTTAAAACTTGAAAATGGAAATGAAATAAGAGTTGAACTGACTGATGAAGGACTTTTAAAATTATTAGATGCTGAAAAACCGGCTAAATTAACCGGTTGGGAAAGATTACCTGATAAAACGTATTATTTCCTTGATGATGAGGGGGTTGCTCGTCAGGATACGGATAATAACTTTAATTTGATTGATGACAGTAGATATAATGTAGGAAACTACTTTTCAACGATAGAAAAAGCAGAAGAAGAATCAGCCGAAACGATACTAAAAAGAAAAATGAAAAGATTTAGAGAATTAAACGATCCAATCGACTGGAATCATTTTGGAGGAAAATTTTTTATATTTGGATCTTGTGGTAGATTAAGTATTGAACTTGATTGGAATAGGTCATTTGGAACTATTTATTTCAATTCTAGAGAATTTGCAGAAAAAGCACTTGAAACGTTCCGCCCCGAATTAGAGAAATATTATGGAATACAACTTGCAGAAATCACAAATGTAACTAACAATCAAAAATAAATTAATTATCATCCTTTTTTTTATAAAATTTTTCAAAAAAGTGTATCAATGCCCATATACAGTTATGGAAAGTATGCTTTAACCCCAATTCATCAGTAACATACTTTTTTAAGTTTTCATTCTAAC